ATCAACTCCTTTCTCTCCACTCACAAAACCACTAGACATTTCTTGAGGTTTTGCAAACATTCCTCCCAACATACCTTTAAAGTTGAGTCCACCACCAGAAAATCTTGGTATTTTTGGTATTACAAATCCACCACCAGCAAGCCCTTGTGTTTTCTGATCTTCACCATCACCCTTAAGTCCTTGAGTTACTGCATATGCTCCACCAAGAGCAACACCAGTTCCCAATACACCTGCTAAACCTCTTCCTTTTCCACCACCTAAAAATTTACCTGCGGAACGTAGTTTTTTTGCTTTACTTAAAAGTAAAATTTTAGATAATAATGAAACTGCGCCGCGAGCAACTACTTTGGTTAATCCCAGAGCAAATCGTCCAAAAGAAGTTCCAAAGGTTATGTAAAGTGCTAGGAGTTTAGGCCAGTGATCTCCCAGAAATCTGCCAATTGCTCTTACCTTATCTGCATTTTTTGGATCACCAAACCATTCTAATAGTTTATATACAACTCTTCCAAGAAAAACTGTTACGAAGAAATCAATTATTTTATCAAGAATACTCTTAATTGGTGCTATGACTTTTTCTGCTTCAGACTTTAATCCTTCAAATCTTTTTTCTAACTTATCTTCTGCAAGTCCTCTTTTTTCTTGTTCTGCTTTTCTTCTATCAAAAGCAGCAGCATTATCAAGTGTCTTTTTTCTACCTGCTAATATTTCTGCAATAGAAGTTACAGATTTAGTAATCGTTGCAATACTATCTTCTACATTTGAGGTAGAACTTCCCGGTAGTTTTGCACCAATGTTTTCTCCACTTATTCTACTACTTTGAGTTTTTGATATATTTTTAAGACTAGTTATTTTTCTAGAATTATTATTAACAATTTTTCCCAAGTCACCAACTATAGTAACAAGTTGTCTTACGTAACCGGCAAGACCTATTGTTGTTTTTTGTATACCTTTGGAAAAATCAACAGAACTCCCTCTCTTAAAACTTTCAGCAGAGATTATAGTTTTTTTGAGTTGTGAATCTAGATCTTTTAAATCTTTAGAATCGGGCATTGCTCATCTGTTGTTTTTGTTTTAACTCTTCCTCTTCAAGATGCTGCTGAAGTAGTCCAACATAAACATCTCTTTCCCAGGGAATCATATTTTCAATTTCCCATAATGAATATTTATGATATTGCATTAGAGAAAAATTTAAACGAAAATAATTCTCAAGGTCCATATGAACCATGCCTATGCGAAAAAACTGGCTAACCCTTCAAGAGAAACTTCACTTTCAACTTCTGTTTTTGGATTTTTAACCTTAATAGTGTGTGAAAGTTTAGGCATCGTTTCAAAGAACTTCTCAATATCTTTAAATTGAGATGAGTTCATTGATTCTAAAAATTCAGCAACTTCTTTTTTAGTAACATCAGAAGTAGACCAAACCTCATCTTCAGTGTAAATCTTATCAATACAAGATGCAATAAGATCAAAAGATTGATCCATAGCATTTTTACCCTCAAAATCAAAATTATTTTTGATGAATTGGTCCAGTGATGGATACTTCATTTCCATCATAACCGAATTATCAATCTTAATTTTTTTCTCATGGTTTTCATTTTTCTGAACCTTAATATCATCAAGGTTTATTTTTACAGGAACTTGAGTTTCTCCGTCATCAGGGCATATAATATTAACTTCTAGTTCTTCTCCAACTGATTTACCACGAATATTAAGGAACAGAAATTCAATATCAAAAGTAGGAAGTGTTTCTACTTTGATATTCTTGGTTATGATGCAGTTTTTAATAACTGTTTTGATTGCATTTGTGATTTGCTTTGTGTCTTCACTTTCTAATGCAATGACTAAAAGTTTTTCTTCTTTAACTAGAAATGGACGATATAGAATTGTTTCTTCAGTTGAGGGCAATTCAAGTTCGTATGTTGGTGTAGAAATTTTTGGTAAGGGCATAATATCCTATAATAACTTCAGGTATGATTATTTAGATGGTCTTTAACGAAGATTAAAATGGAGTAAAAGTTGATGCTTGTGAAGCACCAGCACTATCAAAAGGAACTCCACCGGGAGTGATCCTTCCAGTAATACTACTTAAATCTATATTAGAATTAAAACTACTATTAATCTGTGCGAGTTCTTGTGGTGTCGCAGTGAAATTGGGGCTAGAAGGATCTCCAGTGAATATTGAAGATGTAGTTGCAGTAGGTGCTGGATCAGTTCCAGTAGGCATCATCAAATATCTAATATATGATAAGGAAACTGAACATTTTAAGAGAGAAGACGAATCATAAGAAACAGGCATTGATGCAACAGAAATAGGATAAGAATTAATAAATTCATATATTAATGGTTTACTGATATATCTCTCATTTTTTGTATCTCCGGTTCTTTCAAATTTTATAACTTGTAATCCCGTAGCCATATATTTGTCAGGATAATTAACTCTATAAAAATAATTTGAGTTTTTTGAACTCAACATTCCTCCTCCAGCACTAACAGATTCTCCAGAAATGTATTTCATCCAAATTTCAAAATATCTAATAGGCATATAATTATCAGCATTAACATAGAATGTTAAGTCAATACGATCATCATAAACTCTTCTATATGCATGTCTTTCTGTTACTCCATGAAAATTATCATTAATTTCAAAGGTTGCTAAATTAGATCCAGGAAGAGTTGCCTCTGAGCACATTAAATTTAATTGTTCTTGCAATCCTGTATATGGAGGCAACCCATTTGCAGTCAAATAGTTATCGGTTAAACCAGGAGGTTTTGGAATAGTAACCTCAAAATGAGAAGTTAATGCAGGGTGAAGTAAGTTAGATTTAATGTCTGCTATGTTTCTTACAGTAGGCATTTATAAATACTTTTTGATCTTTATATATTATGTAGTAGGGATAATGGGAGAAAATAAAAGAATAATCACATACAAATTTGATACGACAAAGTTATGTGAAGAATTTAATGTCGATGGTGCTCAAATGATAGAAGAAACCTTTGAAAGTATTATAAGTGGATGTCATTTTCCCGGAATGTTAGGAATGAAACATTCTGAAGAAACAAAAAAGAAAATGAGGGAAATTGCAAAAGGAAGGGATATGAGAAAAGCAATTGAAGCATCTTCTAAAAAAAGAAAAGGAAAACCTGCACTTAATAAAGGATGCGAATATCCTCAATTTCAAAAAGGTGGAAAAATAATTTCAAAAGAAGGCAAAATAGTTAAGTTTGATTGTATATCACATATAAGCAGAGAATTAAATTTAGATCCATCACATTTGGGGCAAGTTCTATCTGGAAAAAGAAAATCTCATAAAGGTTGGAAAAATGCCGCGTGATTCAAAATATCATCAAGGATATTTTCATCCAAGAAATCCAGAAAAGTATATGGGAAACTATCAAAATATAGTGTATAGAAGTAGTTGGGAACTTAAATTTATGCAGTGGTGTGATAGGTCTCCCAATATATTAAAATATGGATCAGAGGAATTTTGTGTTCCTTATTATAATCCAGTGAAACAAAAAATTTGTAGGTACTTTCCTGACTTTATTATTGAAGTTTTAGAAAGTAATGGAAAAACACAAAAATATGTAATAGAAATAAAACCAAGAAAACAAACTATTCCACCAGTAAAAGGAAATAAACAAACAAAGACCTTTATTCACGAGGTTAATACTTATGCAGTAAACCAAGCAAAATGGGTTGCAATTCAAGAATGGTGCGCGGATAGAATGTTAGAGTTTAAGGTTATCACAGAAAATGATTTGGGTATTAAGTAATGGCAGAAGGTTTTGGTCAGTATGTTGGTGTTCCTCCAAGAATGAGGGAGTTGCGGAAAAGAATTGAGGAAGAAGGAACACAAGATCCAGAAGACTTGATGTTGATTATTACCGATGTATTAAAGGAAGAAGTATTGTATCCAGAACCAGGAAAGTTTTATACTTTCATTTATAATCCAAAGACACCAAATATTGAGTATGACCAGCACCCATTAATTGCTTGCACCTCATTAGAGAAGTGGGGATTTAAAGCAATCAATTTTCATTGGAGACAAGGAAGGCAATATACCTGGGAAGAAGTTGCAGGAAAACTTCATGTTATAAAGTATGAGGAGTTGGATGAGATGCTTTCTATACCTTATGCAAAGTTACGTCTAAATAAATAAAAACTCCCTGAATAATGGCAGACCGACCACAGGTTAATGGATGGAATAACATAAACCTAAACAAACCTGAGGAGTATTCGTCAGAATTTGTTATTGATGGGAATAGGTATGCAAATGTAACCAATGTTACAACGGGACAAAGACAACTATATTTTGTGCAACCAGTATCTAATGCTAGAGGAACACCAATTACAACAACAAATGCTGATGGAACAATAACAAAAGGTGGAAATTATGATAACTTTGTTCGGTTCAATGGAGTTGAAAAATTAAATAATGCAGAAAAAGCAAATAAACAAGCATCCATTGCACTTTTATCAAACAAAGATATATCAACACCAGCAGAATCAACAGAAATAAAAAATTCAAAAGAATTTAAATCAACTACGGTTGGTCAAAATTCTGCATCTGGAGCTGGAACAGAAACTGGTGCGTCAACAAGTTTACCAGAAACTGGGGTAGCAGTTGCAAAAACAAAAACCAGTGGATTTGGAGATTTTGTATACCCCACAGGTTTGGGGAAAACCAAGCAAGATGTAATTAAATTTACAATGTTAGAATATAAACCTTCTGGTCTTGGATCAGTAAGTCAGCAAGGAGGTGAAAATACATTAACATTTGGGAATGCTAGAAATACAGATAAAAGAATTATCGCAGGTACTGTTGTTCTTCCAATTCCCAATGGAATCTCAGATACAAATGCTTGTGATTGGGGAGCAAATTCTATGAATGCCCTTGAAGCTGCTCTAGCGGCAGCGGCTTTCACAGGTATTACAGATGGACTAGGCGCCGGATTATCTTCTCTTGGATTATCTGCAGGACAAGCAGCAGAGGATCCAACAACAAAAAAAGCAGTTGGTTCTGCATTTGCTGCTGTCGCAACTGGAACAAACGGTAATGCAATACTATCAAGAGCAGATGGTGCTGTTATAAATCCCAATCTAGAACTTTTATTTAATGGTCCACAACTAAGACCTTTTAATTTTACTTTTAAATTATCAGCAAGAAGTAAAGATGAATCAAAACAAATTATTAAAATTTTAAATTTCTTTAAAAGAGGAATGTCTCCAATTAAAGAATCTTCTAATTTATTTTTAAAAGCACCAAATACTTTTAAAATTCAATATTTACATCGACCTCAAGGAGAAACCGCTGATCATCCATACATAGGTAGAATAAAAGAATGTGCGCTACAAAGTGTTACTACTAGCTATACGCCAGAAGGGCAATATGCAACATTCAGTGATGGTGTGATGGTTTCTTATCAACTTACAATGCAGTTTCAAGAACTTGAACCCGTATTTAATAATGATTACGATGGTATAGAAGGAATAGGTTTCTAAAATGTCTTCATATTTTAAAAGAGTTCCAGATTTAAATTACGTAAGCAGACTTCCTGATGCTAAAATAGGAGATTATGTTCGTGTAAAAAATTTATTTAAGAAAGGAAAACTGAGAGAGGACATCTTTCAGAATCTTGCATTTTTTGAGAAGTATAAAGTTGTTGGAGATGATCGTCCTGATAATATTGCATTTGAAGTTTATGATGACGCATCCTTAGACTGGATTGTTCTCCTGTCTAATAATGTATTAAATATTCAATCAGAGTGGCCACTACCTCAAACTGATTTTGATAGGTTTGTATTAGATAAGTATGGTGATTATGATACTCTTTATAATGGTATTCATCACTATGAAACAGAAGAAGTTAAGAATAGTCAAGGAGTTACGATAGTTCCTGCAGGACTTCAAGTAGACTCT